TGTCGGCGGGATCGCGTTCGGGTCGCCAACCTCCAGCCGCAAGCGCGCGACGTTGAACGTGGCGCCCACCTGGTCCAGGTCGCTGCCGGTCGCGTACGCCAGCATGACGCCCTTCGCGGCATCGTTGACGCGCTGCCGCAGCAGCACTTCGCGGTATGCGCAGACCTCCAGCGCCTTGTACGTCGGGTCGGACGGCACCAGCGCCGTGAACGAAGAGTCCCGCGCCACCAGGTCGGCCAACATCTGCCCCAGGATCGTGTCGAAGTCGATTTGCTCGACAACGGCCGGCAGGGGCAGCTGGGACAGGTCGATGTTGGTGTAGGAACTCGCCATTATTTGATTTCGATGCCGTCAAGCGTGACGGCTTTTCCGTCCGGCAGATACAGCCCGGTGATGTCCAATTCGATGCGGCCCGGCGAGGCGGCCACTACTTTGACGGTACGAACCTCCAGTTCGCGCTCCCAGCGCTTCAGCGCTTCAGCGGTCGCCGCAATCACGTCCATGACCGTGGACCGATTGATCGGCGCATCCACCAGGCGCGGCAAACGGCTGCCGTAATCGAGATTCATGACGCGCGTTCCGATGGGCGTGGCCAGGATATCCACGACGCGCTGTCGCAGATGTCCGATGCCGCCCAGGCGCTTGCCAGTAATCGCGTTCGTTCCTTCCATGCTGCCATTCTCGACGGCATGGAAGGATTGTTCCTCTGGTGGGTTTTCCGCTTACGTCGGTGCGCCCGACGTTCCGGCGCCGGTCGCGACGCCGCTGTGCGTGTGGTTGCTGCCGACGTTCTTGCCGTTGTGGGTCAGGCCGCCGCCGTTCATGGCCACGTTGCCGCTGATGGTCGCCCCGGTGCCGCCGCTGATGGCCATTCCGCCCTTGCCAGTCAGCAGCCCTTCCACCGTCAACGCCTGCGTACAGTGAACCAGCGGCGTGGCCAGTTCCACCTTCGTGCTGCCGTTGATGGTGGCCGTCTTCGTGTTCACGGTCGCGTCTTCGGTCGCGTTGATGGTCGCGTGCTTGCAGTTGATGACGACGTTCGCGGACCCCGCCACGGTGATGGTGTACGTGTTCGACCCGCTGTCGTGCTCCACCTTCGTGCCATCAGGGTACACCGTGGTTTCCAGGTCTTGGCTGCCGGCCGGCGCCGGGTGGTCGTCCTGGTAGAGCGCGGGGCCGACGAACGCCTGGCCGGTGTCGCCGTACGGCGCGAACACGGCGCGCTGTTCGCCCTTGCGCGGTGCCGACCAGGTGCGGGTGGCGCCCGCTCGTGACTCGCCCCACGGCAGCCAGTCGGTGGTCAGGCCGCCCACGTCCATTTTCACGCGGGCGTTCGCCACGTCCAGTTCGGCCACCGTGCCGATGCGGACCATGTTCGCCAGCTGGCGTTCCAGTTCGTCCGTCATGGCGCCACCTGGACGTAATCCGGCTCGTGGCCCAGGCCGATGTCCGGCGTGCAGCCCAGGAACACCGTCTGCGGAGGTGCGCCGCCCTTCCACACGGTTTCGCCCAGGTGGATTTCCTGGCGCCACTCGACCGTCCAGACCTCGTACTGGTCCAGTTCTGGCTTGAAGTCGTTGCGGTAGGCGTGGATGGCCTGCGCCGCGCCGACAGGGCAGCCAGGCCATCGGCGCTGTGAAATGAATTGAGAGAACGCAGCCGCCAGGACGCGCGCCGACAGCTTCGCGCGGGGCGTGCGGAATCCCAGGATCAGGTCGGCTTCGAACCGCGCCATGACGGCCAGCTGGCCGGTGCCTGGGTCGGTAGCCTGGCCGTCTTCGAACTCCAGCAGGTCCAGCAGGCAGGCCGGGACCGGCAGCTGTTCGCGGTCCTCGCGGTAGAACTCGACCGTCACCAGGTCGGGGAACTTCGCCTGGATGGCCGACGTGATTTTGTCGTGCAGGTCTTCCAGGGTGATTTCGGTGTTTGCGTTCACGCTTCGCCTAGCTTGTATTTCACCCGCGCACTCAGGTCGCGCACGAAGTGCTTCCAGAATACCTGTTCCGTCTGAACAAAAATGTCGTCTTCGATGATGACTTGCATCTTATCGGACATGGCCAGGTTCTGTTCTGTGATGTGCAGCCGGCCGGGTCCATTCCGTTTAAACACAGTCTTGCGGCCCTTGAACTTGCTTTTGGCCACGAAGCCGCCGGGGAAGTCCTGCCCCCGGAAGCTAACGCCGGCCGCGCCTTGCTTCGGCGTGCCCTTGAACCAGGACGCCGGCATGTCGTTCAGGCCGAACCACAGGCCGAAGCCATCGGCGCCGGTCGCACGCAGTTTCAGCGACTTCATGCGCCTGCGCAGCAGGTTGATGGTCCGCAGGGCCAGTTCATCCTTCATGCGGCGAGTCGCCATGGCGCGCAACGTGGTGGCCGTACGGTTCAGCGCGCGGTGCATGGCCAGCTTCACCTGTAGTTCCGTCGCCCCCAAGTCCAGGACAAGCTGTTCCAGGCCAGCGGCATCGACTTCGAAGTGGAGCATTACTGCTTGGCCAGCGCGATGTGCGCCATGCCGGTGCCGTCAGGCTGCGGGCTGGTCAGCACGTCGTACGTCACGCCGTCGATGTCCACGAAGTCCAGGCGCTTCACGCCGGCTGCGTCGGACGCCTTCACCATCAGCGTGGTGCGGGCGTCGTCCTTGTCGTAATCGGCGGCGCTCGCGCGCAGGTACGGGTCGTCAAAAATCCCGTTCACCTGCCTGGAGCCGCCGGGCGCGAACCGGATCAGCGCGACCGTACCGAAGTCGCGCGGATCGAAGAATTCATCCAGGTTGTCCCAGGCAGGGGCCGGCATGGATTAGCCCAGCGAGGTCTTGCCGATGACGGTCACGCCGTACGTGACGGCCGGCGACGTGCCGCCCAGGGTCGAAACCACACGGGCGTATTTCTTCAGGCCGTCCGTGGTCGCCAGCACCTTCTGGTACGATGCGCCCGCGTTCGTGACCTGGGCGAACGAGATGCCAGCGTCCACCCAGCCGGTGGCGCCGTCAGCGCTGGTCTGGATTTTCAGGTCAGCCGTCTGGCCGGCGCCTTCGGTGGCCGATGCGTTCAGGACGAACAGCGCATTGCCAGTGAACAGCGACAGGTCAACGGCGCCGCCGTTGGTGGATGCAGTGACGCGCTGCGATGCCGCCAGGGGCGTGAACGTCAGTGAGGTGAGTTGATACATGGTGGTTTAGCCCTTTTTGGATTTGGTGGCGAGTGCGTCGTCTTCGGCCGGCTCGTCGGCTTCGGTCGCCAGTTCAGCCTTGCCGCGATGCAGCAGGTTCTTGGCGTTGTCTTCGGGGATTTCGATGATTTCGCCGGCCGGGATGATTTCGCCAGCGATACCGATGGCGGACAACAATTTTACAGCAACGATGTTCATGGGTTGAATTCCGGTATTCGTTCAAAAAAGGGCGGCATTGCCGCCCCTCTCTTGCATCCTGTCGTTGGCGATTAGCCACCGATGCAGATGGACTCGACGCGACGCAGGCCCATGTCCACGTCCTGGAAGGCGATGAGGCGCGTACCGCCCGATTTCGCCAGCGCGGCCTTGTCCACGGTCAGGTCCAGACCGGCCCACATCGCGATGACGAAATCAGCGAAGTTGCCGTAGAACACGTCGTTGCCCGTCACCTGGTTGGTGATCTCGGTACGATAGCCGTTGACGGTGTTGCCAGGCTCCCAGATCGTGGCCGAACCGGCGCTGGCGAACTTCAGGGCGGTCTTGCAGTAGCCCCGGAAGCGAGCGTGCGACAGGTAAGCCAGGCTGCCGATGTCCGCGTTGTCGGCGGCCACCTCGGTCTCCATCTGGACCAGCTCGGCATAGGTCGGCTTGTTCGACTGCGCGAATGCCACGGCGTTGATGCCGCTTTGCAGCTTCAGGCCCTTGGGCTGGAAGTCGCCGCCCGTGCCGTACAGCGCGGCCTTGTCGATGCCCTGCGCCATGGCGTTCAGCAGGTCGAAGCGCACCATTGCTTCGGCGTCGCCGCTGGTTTGCAGCATCAGGCGACGGGTGATGTCGGTGAACGCCGCGATGGTCTTCGGCGACATCGAAATCTGGCCCAGCGTGAAGCCGGTTTCCTGCGCGTCCTGGCCCTCGCCGATCCAGTACGCCTGGCCGTCGCTGTTCTTCTTCGGGATGTCGATGTTGCCGACCAGGCCGCCCAGGTTCGTCGCCAGGCCCATCATCACGCACTTGTTGCGCAGCAGGTCGATGAACGAACCACGCATCACGTCGGTTTCGACCATCGTGGCGCCCGCACCGGACTGGGTGGTGGACATGGCGGCACGGGCCAGCACGTCCGGCGGAACCAGGATGCCCTGGGCGGTGCGGCCCAGCTTCTTCTGCGCCTCGACGCTGCATTCCAGTTCGAAGGCGGCGGCACGCTGAGCGGCGGCGTCCTGCGGATTCGCCAGCGCGCGAGCCACGTTCATGAACGAATAGCGGCGCAGTTCCTTCTGGTCCATCCCCAGTTCGGCGTCGCGGCCCTGCTCGGACAGTGGCGCGGCGGTGCGCTGGTCGAACGCAGCCAGCAGCGTGCGCTGGAAGTCGTCCACGGACTTGTTTTCCTTGACGTGCTGCGAAGCCAGTTCGCGCGCGTTCGTGATGCTGCCGGCGTAGCGCTCGGCCAGGTCCAGGATGGCGTTCGCGCGGTTGCGCTCTGCATCGGCGCCGGCCTGGCGTTCTGCTTGATTGTTGGCCGGGGTGGCCGTTGCGGTATCGCTCATGTTGTCGATGGTCCTAATAGTTACCTGTTCAGGCGGTTCATTTCGAATTACGGTGTTAGTTTCCGCCGGTTCTGCCGGCTGTTCCTCTGGTGGGTTTTCCATGGCGCGGCCCACGCCCACGCTGTTATCCGCCGGCACACTGACCAGCGAGATTTCGAACGGCTCCCAGTCGGTCACGCGATAAACGTCCACATCGTCGCGTTCTTCCGCCAGCTTCAGGCCGTGAATCATGTAGCCCACGGACACTTTGGTGATGATCCCGTCCGCGATGTCTTGCAGCAGCTGTTCGCCAGCCTCCGATTTACTGAGGCGGATGACGGCGCGGCCCTTGCCGTCAGCGTCGATGCGGGCCGACTCGACCACGCCGCGCTGGTCGTCCCAGTTGTGGTTCCACAGCACGGCGGCCTTGTCCGTCAGGCGGCCCATGCGGACTTCGCCGGCCTGGTGGCCCAACACTTCGATGCCCCAGTAGCGCCGGTACTCGGCATCGCTGGAGAACGACAGCTCCACGGTGCGAGCCTCGACATCGACGGCGCCCACGCTGGCTTCGCGCTGCTGCGGTTTCTTCGCCAGGTCGGCAAGGCGCTGGACTACCTTGGCGCCTTCGGGGTCCACATGGACTACAACGGGTTCGTTAATCATTTGTCGTTTCGGCAGGTTTGTTGTCGTTTGCGGGTTTCACGGGCGGTTTCGGCTGCATGCCGAACCCAAGCTTGACCAGTTCCAGCGCTTCATCGGCCTTGAAACCTTCGGCCACCAGCGCATCGACCTGGGCGCGCATGTCGCGGGCCGTCTCCAGCCACACGGTTTGCGGGTCGCGGCCTTGCTCGCGGATGATCGTGCTGGGCGACTTCAGGAAGTTGTTCTTCGCCGTCACGGCGGCGTCCACGTCGGCGGACGGGTCGATCCAGTCCCAGCGACGCGGCTGCCACATGATGTCGCGCAGTGCGTCCACCTTCGTGGCCAGAATCGCCTTGCCCTTGGCCTTGATGACGCCTTTCAGCAGACTGTATTCCAGCCAGGCTTCGAACACCGGCTGAATCAGCTGTTCAATCAGCCACTCTTGAAGCTCTTTCCAGTGCTCACGACTGTCCAGCGTGCCCTGGCGAATGCTGGAGAAATTCACGCCTTCCAGGTCGGCAGCCAGTTCGTTATACGGCACGCCCAGGCCGGCAGCGATGCTGCGCAGGGTGTGCTTCATGAACGGGCCGAACTCGCCGCTTGGCGACTGCGGAGACCAGTCCACGATGTCGGCGCCACGCGGCAGGATGCCCATCGTGCCGGGTTCCACGTCAACTTCCGGCGGGTTGTCGTCGTCGTAATCGGGGCCGTCCGAGTCCTTGTCGAACTTGATCCAGGCCATCTTGGACGCGGCGATGCGCGCCGCGATGATGCTGGCGTCCTCGTACCCGTTCAGGTTGCGCAGGCGGAACAGGCCGGTGGCCATCCACGGCAGGCCACGACGCTGGCCGGTCATTTCCTTGCGGAACCCGTGGATGATTTCCGACGCCGGGATGCGGATGTAGCCGCGACCCTGGAACCAGTAATCCGCCTCGCCTTCGTCCAGCGTGGTGAAGTGGTAGGCCAGCGGCCGACCGTACATATTGAATTCGATGCCGTGCCGGATGAACGACGTTCCCGGCTTGTACTGCGGGCGGTCGTACTCGACTGGGCAGCGAGTCGTCTCCAGCAGCTGGAGTGCGAAGCCCCACGGACCGGCATCGGCGCCGTACACCTTGCGCACGAAGAATTCGCCATCCGTGGCCGCAGCAGCTGCGCAGCTGGTCTGGATAGAACGCCAAGATTCCTGCCCGGTGATGTCGCAGTTGGAGCGGTGGCCCCACAGCGAGAACGCCGCTTCCACGCCTTCGTTGATGTCCTTGTCCAGCTTGCCCCGGCCGTTCTTGACCTGGGCCTGGAGCATGACGCCGTTCGGGCCGACGACGTTCTGCCGGACCATGCGCACGAACGCCTTCGCGTGGTCGCTGTTGGCGGCTTGCTCGCGCGAACGCGCCACCAAGACGCGCTGCCAGCGATGCACGACTTGATCGGCCGTCAGGGGGTTGCTGCCCCACTTCATGGTCAGGCGGCTGTCTTCGCCGGCCTTGAACATGCGCGTGACTGCGCGAGCGGCGCGGCGCAGCTTCGTGACCTTCCCACGCGAGTCCGGCGAGACTGCCGGAACTTCAGCCGGCGCCTGTTTGCTTTTGAATAAGTTGAACAATTAAGCCAGCCTCATGCGGACGGTTTGTCCGAAAATCGATTTCCCGGCGGCCTTGGCTTCCTCCGCTGCAACGCGGGCGGCGTAATCGCGCTCCAGCGCGCGCAGTTCGGGCAGGGGCGTGCGCCACAGTTCCCGCCGGCTGTTGCCGGTTTCGATGGTGTACCGCTGCTGGTCCTGGGTGGCGCGGTGCTCAAGAACCGCGCGGATGTTCTCCAGCGTGATGCGCGCATGGCTGCGCATGTCACCGCCGCTCGACTGCGCCAGGTCCGGCAGGATTTCCGTGGTCCCGGCATCGATCTGCACCACCGTGCCGTCCGCCTTCGTGGCGCGCACGGCGTACACGTACAGGCCAGGCGCCCATGCGGCGGTTGTCGTCGCGGTGGACGCCAGGCGGTGCTGCGTTCCCTCGGCCGTGGCCACCAAGTCGATGACGGCAGGGCCGCGCAGGATGACGGACAGCTGCCAGTCCGGCGCGCGGTAGCCGGTCAGCGTGACCAGCTTGCTGAAAGTCAGCCCTGCGTTGATTTTTGCCGGAACAATGGCGTCCACGTCGTCCTTACCAAGTCGTTGCGAAATTGCGTTTCCTCGCCGCTGGCCTCTTGGCCTGCCGCACCTTCGCAGTTTCGACGACTGGGCGGTTTTGTTCCTCTGGTGGGTTTTCCACCGGCCGTTCCGGCGGTTTTTCGACCTGTTTTTGCTCTTTTTGCACGTTTTCTGCCCGTTTTGCCGCCATTTCCATCGCTTTTGCGATGTTTTCGGCGACTTCCCGGCGCCTTTCTTCAGTTTCCGGCATCCGAAGCCGCGCCTGAAGTCGTTTCATGGCCGGGTTCAGGATTTTCAGGGCCGCGTATGCATACACGCGGCAGTCAAGCGCCTCGTTTCGCGGTCGCATCTGGTGCCACTCGCGGATCGGGAAGCCTGTCACCTTGTTGTTCTTGACCACCAGCTGTTCGGCGGTCAGCTGTTTAAACCACTCCTCGTCGCGTTCGGCCGGGAAGTGGCAGTAACCCGGCCCCTTCACTTGCTGCGCAAGGCGGCGCATCACGATCAGCTTGGCGTTGTCCACGCCCACGATGAACAGGTCCACCTTGCGCGCGTGCTTGCCCGACTGCTTGCGCGACGGCGCGGCCACCACCGGTAGGTCCCAGCCGCTGCCGCCCTTGATGGCGAACAGGCGCCGACCCGTCTTGCCTTTCGCGTAGTCGTACGCGGCCTGGGTGTAACCCTTGGTGCCGCCGGTATCGAGGCACGCGGAACTGATGGGCAGCTGCGCGCCGGACTCGTGCAGGTACGTCTGGTCCAGGTATTCGGTCAGGTCGTCCCACACTTCCTGCCCCATGGGATCGCCCCACAGCACCTTGAATTCAACGGACCATGATTCCTCGCCGATGCCCCAGGCCACGGTTTCGACCTCCAGCCGGTCGGTCTGCATGTCCACGCCGGCCGTCAGGACCAGGCCGCCAGCGGGCACAGGCGCGCGGTATTCCTCTCGGCGGGCCATCAGGCTGTCCGGGTCGGCCTTCTCGCCGGTTTCTTCGAACGTCTCGCCCAGGCTGACGTTCTGGAACGACTGCACGTCGCCCAGCGCGATCTTGTCCAGGTAGGACTGCACGATGGCGCGCAGCCGGCGGAACGTGCTCAACATCTCGGGCGCGTGGAACGAGGCATGGCCCCGGAACGGCTTGGTGGCCTTCCAGCCGTGGCCCTTGGCCTCCGCGCCACGGATGGCCGCAATGCGCATGCCGTCGTCCCAGCAGCTTCCGCAGTGCTCGCAAACGTAGTGCGCTGATTCCGGCTTGTGGTCTTGCCCTACGTCCTGTTCCCATTCCTTGATTTCGGTGGAGCGGCGGCCATCCCAGCGGACCTGCGACCATTTCAGGTACTGCGGTTCGTCGCAGTCGGGGCACGGCACGTAATACCGGCGCTGGTCGCCCTCCTGGAACCCGGTTTCGATGCGGCTGGCGCCCTTCACGGTCGGCGTGCTGCTGCGAACGTCCAGCACCTGGTCGCCGAACGTCGCGGCACGCTGCGTCAGCAGTTCCACCGGGTCGCCCTCTGGCGTGGCCACCATGCCGTCCACCTCGTCCGCCAGGGTCTTCGGGGCGGATCGGCCGCGCAGGGTCTTCGGCGAGCCGGCCCAGCTGAACATCAGCCAGCCGCCCAGGAACGAAATGATGCGGCTGTTGTTGACGCCCTCGCGGCCCCGCTGCTTGGCCATCTTGTCCTTGATGCTCTTGTTGGCATCGAACATGGGCCGCAGCTTCGTTTCCAGGAACGTCTGCACGTCGCCCTGGGTCGGCTGCACGAAAATCTGCGACTGCGGGTCGTGGTCGATGTGAAACCCGCTGATGCACTGCAAGACGGTCGTTTTCCCCAGCTGGGCGCCCGTCATGTAGTCCACGCGGCGGATGCCGGGTTCGTAAATCACGTCCAGCATGCCGCGCTGGTACGGCGCGTTGGCGAACGAAATCGGCCCCGGAATGGCGTTGCCGACTGGGATTTTCACGTTCTTTTCCGCCCATTCGGACGGCGGAATGTCCGGCGGTGGGACCAGATTGGCCATCGCGCGCCGGATGGCGGCGGCGACGGCTTCGGGGTTGCTGAATTGCTCGGCGGCGTTCATGCGGCTTCGAATTTGTTGGATTTCTTCAGGTTGTCGTTCGCCGGGATGACTTGAAGGTTCCACGGCACATGCAGGCCGCACACGGCTGGATGTACCAGCGGGATTACATGGTCGACGTGGTGTTCAACGCCAGTTTCTTCGTTTAAACGCTTTGCATCCGCGTAAAGCGCGGCAATCGCATCTTGGTGTTCTTGCGTCAGCCAGGGCGGGGTCGCGCTCATGTTCTGCGCCCGACGCTTCGCCTGGTTCTTCGCCAGCTTGTCGCGATTATTGCGCCGCCACTCTGCCGCCACTTCGGCCCCGGCGCCGGGGTTGTTGGCACGCCAGCGCGCGGTCGCACTGGCGCACTTCCCCTTGTTTTCCTGCCGCCAGGCCGCGTGATACTGGGCGCGCTCAGTTGCGCGGCTGCTGTGCGACCTGGCCGTGTTCTCCAGGACGCAGGCGACGCAGGCGCGGCCGGTCACGTATCGATTTCCGACGTGGCCGCGCTTGCATGGCTTGCCGGTGAAGTAGAACGGCGAACCGCCGGCCTTGGCCTCGCCGATGGAAACCAGCTTCATGCCGCTTGCTTCAGCATTGCCGGCGAGACAATCACGCGGCCGACTTCGCCATATTCAGAGTGATAAGTGATGCACTTCGCATCACGGCCCGACATCCAGCCGCCACGGCTCGCGTGGCTGTCCGGCGCCGCCAGCGTGCGGTGCTGCTCCAGCTGCATCGTGTTCACCTCGCGGACCACGTTGTGATGGAAGTGGCCGGTGTGTGCGTAGCTGTGCCGGGTGCGGCCGAAGACCTCGCGGAACTTCGACACGAACACGGTTTCCAGGCTGTCCAGCTTCTTCTTGTGGCCGTGGTGGAAGAACAGCGACGTGGCGCCGTGCTCAACGCAGTAATACGGGTCCGGACGCGTGATGACTTCCACGCGCGGTTCGTCGGCGTACAGGGCCGCGAACAGTTCGCGCATCCAGGCGCTGCTGGCGATGTCGTGGTTGCCCTCGGCCATCAGCAGCACCAGGCGTTCGTGCTTGGCCAGCAGCATGGCGACCACCTGGCGGATGACGCGGATGGCGGCGCGGATCAGCTTTTGGAACCGGGTGTCCGCGTCCAGGACGTGCTTGCTGGTGGGCGTGACGGCCTCCAGGCCATCCCAGTGCAGGAAGTCGCCCAGCTGCGCGAACACGCCCAGGCGGGCCGCAGGCGCCTGCGCGATGGCGGCGCCGAACCAGTCCACCAGCAGCTGTTCGGCAATGCCCAGGTCCCAGTTCGCGCCGGTCTCCTCGCCCCACGCCATGGCGCCCAGGTGATAGTCCGTGATGACGTACAGGTTCAGCAGGCTGGCCTGCGTGGACGCCGGTCCGGCGACGGCGGCGACGGGGCGCACTTCCTCGCGCATGGCGGCGACCACCTCGCGCATCATCGCCTCTTGGCGCGCGCGGTCCTGGTCGGTCTTCACCCACTGGCCGGTCGGCTTGCCGTCCTTGTTGTAATACGTGGACACGCCCTTGACCTGGAAGCCGTCCGGCACCGTGTGCGTCATGTCGTGGTCTGGCGCGTGGCCGGCGCGGGCAGCCTTCGCGCGGACGCGCGAGAACGCTAGGCTGATGTTCCGGTCGTTCACTCCCAGCGCCTTGCCGGCGGCACAGTAGCTGCCGTGTTCCCAGTAGGCGCGGATGTATTCCGCCTGCCGTTCGGTGGCGTATTCCAGCAGCTTTTCGTCGTGGTTATCGTTCATTCGTCGGGGTCGTCCAGGGTAATGCCGTCGTCGTCGGGCACGTCGGCGTCGGGGTCTGCTGCTGCCGTCAGGGCCAGGGCCAGTTCAGCTTTCAACTTCTGTTTAAACGTTGTCTCGTTCGTCTCGCCCACCAGCTGGAGAACCACACGCTGGGGAACGTTCATCACGTTGGCGCGGATTTGCGCGAAGACGCGGGCCTGGGCTCGCTCGAAATCGGCAATGCTGGCGACCTCGCCGCGCTTCTTCGCCAGGGACAGCTCGGCTTCGTGCATCTTGGCCAGCGCGGTGCGCCGCTCGATTTCCTCCAGGCCGTCAGGGGCGACCGCTGCGGCGTCTTTCTTGGCGCATTCGACCCGCCACTTTATGACTTCGGCCAGGTCGAACTGCCACGCCACACCACGGTCGCCGCGCACGTCAACCGGCATGCCGTCGTTGCGCCAACTGTCTATGGTGACGACCGAAACACCCATGTGTTTGGCGAGTTCGGCGCGGTTCAGTTTCACGCCCATTTTTAGTGCTTCTGGGTAATAGTCATAAAATCACTTTTTTGGGGCCACGCAGATATCGTTTTGCGCGGGACTGATGCCCCCGCAGGCCGCACCCCCTGGGGAGGACCCAAAGTGTTGCGCATTGGCCGCATCGTGGCGCAACAGCAACACATCGCCGCCCGCAGCCATCACGCGCCCATCGGCCAGCCTCACCCAGCGCAGGCCATCCAGCTGCCCGAAGTCATCCATGGCGCCGCATCCCATGAAGCCGTTTCACGTACCGCGCACGCTCCACCAGGCACAGCACGATGGCCGCCAGGTATGCGATGGACAGCACGACCACGAGGCCGACCAGCACGCGGTCAACGAGGCAGATGCAAATCACTTCACGCTCCCCAGCGCTGCAGCCCTGCATTCGTGATACTGCCCGCTGACCTCCACCAGCTTGTCCAGCAGCGCGCCCATATCAGTGCCCTGCATTGGCGTTAGCGGCGGGCAGCTTGCTACCACCAGCGGGCTTGCTGATGCGGCCGGCAAGCGCTTCATTGGCGATGCGCAACCCGTCAGCAGGCAGCTTGCAATCGCGATAAATAGTGTTCGTTTGAATTTCATGCTGGACTTCCGCCCGAACGGTCGTGTTCGTGACCTTGATGTTTGAAATGGCTTCAGCGACGACCGTTTGCATGTCGTCCTTCGTCTGCTGTCGGGACAGTTCAGCCGATGCTTGCCGGCCCTGTTCCACGCTGATGCCATGGCGATAGGCGCCATACAGCGCACCCAGCACGACAGCGACCGCAGCGCCGTATTTCAGCAGCGGGTTCATGCGACCACCGAAAGATGAAAGTTCTTGAATTCAAGCCGCACCGCGCGCAGTGCATGCTGTTCACTGATCGCGTACACCTGAACTTCGGTCCGCGAATCGAACTGCATGTTCTCGCTGCAAACCGTGCGGGTTGCGCTGACAGTGAACCAGCGCGGATGGGGCGGTCGCTTCCACGGGTTCATGCGATGCCGCTGCCTTCCATCATCGCCACATACGAAAGCATGACCCAATTGGAAACAGTCTTGCCCATGCTTACAGGATAGTTGAGTGTGACGCGGCGCGGCGCAGGAAATGCACCCTTCACCGCCATGTGAATCAAACTCTTTTTCATACTGGCTTCCTTCCCTCACAAAATGCCCGTGCCTGCGCACGTCGAATAGTCAGCCCGCGCACTTCGCGGCCATTGACCTTGTTCCACATGGACAGCGCTGCGCAGGACTTCGCCATGTCGCCAGAATTGGCGTATCGCGCCATGCTCGACCCGCAGAACGCCGAAACGCCGATGTTGTAAGCCGTGTCCACGAACGCCACGCGCTGCCCATCGGTAAGCTTGTTCATGTCCACGCACTTGGCGATGCCTTCCGCATGCCTGGCCAGGTCACGATCCAGCTGCGCCTTGCACTCAGCCGGCGTGTACGTCTTGCCCCACTGCGCGTTTTCCGTGGCCCCGGTGCAGTACGTCAGCACGCCGCC